ACGAAGGCGGCTTTGCGTGCGTCGATATCGATCTCGGCGATGTTGTTGAATGGATCGGCATTGCGACCAATGAATCACTTAGAGCTTCCATCGCCGCTAAAAAGCATAATCAATGATATTGATAGGGTGATCGCGGCTCGGATTTATTACCCAGCATTAGCTGTTTGCCTCACTCTCCCAGAGATATGCTCCTCTCCGACTGGCGCTTCCTCCTCGGCTTTATAGGCACGTTCGTGGTGGTGGCGATTTGGCTTGTCGTGTATGGAGCGATGTCATGAGCACGAAGATTGATCAAACCGCCATGCAGGTGTGGGAGAAAGAGCACCGCTTGCGCATGATCGTGCAAGGCGCGGTCGTCGAAACACTCAGGACGCTCCGAGAGCGGGACGATCTAGACCACAATCAAGAGCGATTCCTGCACGACTTCGCGCTTGAGGCCGCGCTGCTCGCCGTCACCCGAGTAGTCGAAGGCGATGCTGAGCTAAAGGCCGTGCGCATGGAGCGCGATCACTTCCAGAAGATTGCCGAACAGGCTCTATTGTTCCAGACACCGCGTCCGATCGTCATCCCCAAATAGTGTTCGTGGTGGCGGCTCTGGTGCTGTGGTGGTTTGCGCCTTAACCCCACGCGGCGAAGCGGTGCACCGTCATCTCGACGATATCGGGCACGGTCGACGGGATAGGCGGAGCGCCCGGAACCCACGCCGCCAGATTGGCGATGAAGTACCACGGCAGATGGAAGGTCAGGTTCGGCCGCCGCAGCACCTCGGCATCGTCCACGAAATAGACGATCTCCTCCGGCGTCACGTCAAGACCGAGCTTGTGCCGGTCGAAGGGGCGCCCATGGGGCAGTGACACAGCTTCCTTGCGATCGGTAGATGGATCGCCGGGATTGGTCCAGTGGATCGTCTTTGAATCCTTGGGGTTCACCCCCGTCGAGAGATATTGGAATATCTCTTCCCAGTCGAACTCTCCGTCCTTCGGCCAGCTGTTCGTCGTCGGCAGGAACCACGCGGCGGGGGTGAAGCACAAAGCCTGCGGGATCGTCCGCTCGAACTCATAATAGCCATAGGGGCCGCCGGACCATAGCCCTCCGTCCGTGGACATCATCGAGGCGTACCAGGGCAGGTTGATCTGCCGCCCCTCGAACGTCTCCACCATCGGTTTGCGCTCGCACCTCAGCCTGCGTTCGCCGTTGACGACCGGGTGCGGCGTGCAGCCGGGATCGGTCGTGGCGTCGACGTAAGCGCCCCACTCCCTGTTGTCGTTCTGGTATCGGTGCCATTTGAAGCGCGACTTCCACGTCCCCGGTCCGCCTGTGGGGCTGACGGGCTCGAGGAAATTACTCTCGAACTTGAGCGCGCGACCCGCAGCCTTCTTCGCCGGCGCGCGGATGATCGCCGGAGCTTGGGCAATCTCAGGCCGGGCCGCCCCAGCCTTGACGATCAACTCCCTACCTGGGACGGGTGGGTCGGTCCATGAGCCCTGCACATTCAGCCGGAATTGCCCCGAGAGCGGTTTCTTGAGCTTCACCCGGACCTCGCGCACGGTATCGCCGGCATAGAACAGCAGGAAGCCCTGCGCGCGGTAGAAGCTGTCGAACTCCTTGGCTGTGTCGTCCTTGGTGACGTAGGGGAACAGGAGGGGACGGTTGAGCTTTTCCACCAGTTCGACGCGGACGACCGCCTCCAGCTCGCCGGGGAGGACGATCGTGTCAATGGCCTTGATCGAGGCGTTGCCTGCGAGTGGAGAGACGAACGCGGGCCTCGCGGGCGTGGTCTGTGCCGGCACGGGTGCCATCGCCTTCAGGAAGTCGGTGACGACCTGTTGAGCAGCGATGGCCTCGGCGAGCGTGGGGGTCATATATTATCCCGCTGCTGGATCGTGAGCGCGTTGAGATAGATGGTGGTGGTGTTGCCGGCGCCGCGAGCGACCTGCACGGTGATCTCTCCGGATGAGGGAGCGACCGCCAGCCATTCGGCATAGGTCGTGACGTTGAAAGCCGCGTCGATCGTCTGCAACGATCCTCCATTGACCGTGAGGTCGCAGTGCCGATCCGCCGCCGAAGAACCGCGCGACGGGATAGCCCGCACCCGGTAGCGCTTGTTGTTGTTCAGCCCGGTGAACTTGACGGCGAGGAGATTGTCGCCACCCGCGCCCGTCTCGACGAGCTGGGGCAGCAGCACCGCATCGGGGAACGGGAAGCTGCCCGCCGCGCCCGTGCTGCCATTGGTGGCGCTGACGCTCGATCCAGCGTTGGTTATGGCGAAACCCCACCCGGTCGGGCTCGCGTGATTGTCGTTCAGATTGGCGAACGGTGTTGAGACAGTAAAAGCAGCGGTTCGATTCCACCCGGTAAGGGCTGAAGCATCGCCAATACTGACCTGCGCCTCCAGCACCCCCAGCGTGACGCTCGTGGTGGTGACGGTGCCGCCCGCCGAATTGGTCCCGGTATAGGCAAAGACTACGCCGGCCGCGCCGTTGTCGGTGACATCGAAATAGCCGAACTGGTTATTGTTTTGGAACGGCCCGGCGGTATAGGGGCCACCCTTGCTCGACGGCGTGCGATCCAGCGGCGCGGAGTGGAAAACCGGGATATACATGCCGCCGCTGGTCGCATAATCGACCGCGCCCCAGGCAATCGCGTGCATGTCGCCCGACGAAATCAGGATGCGGCCCGCAACTCCGTTGGCCTTCATGTAATCGGCCAGCTCGACGCGCTCGGTATTGTAATCAGCCCAGCCGTCATCATTGTTGCCGGTCGTCTCCAGCCACGGCACGGAGCTGACCCAGACGATGACCTCATTGGCCGCCACCGCCGCGACCAGCTCGGCCTTGAACCACGTCTTTTGCGTGGTCCCCATCATCGTCTTTGAGCTGTTGTCGGTATTGCCGACCGGCGAGCGCGCAGCCCTCAGGTCGGTGACGATGACGCGCACCCGGCCATAGGAGAAGCTGTAATAGTTCGGATTGCCGGCTGACGAGGCCACCGGCACCGGAACCCGCGCGCGGAATGCCGCCTTTGCAGCCGTCCCGCCCGTCGTCGTGCTGTCGCTGTTGTTTCCGCAGAAATCATGATCGTCGTAGATGTAGGCAGTGGGGACTTCGCGGAAGAGCTGCCCCGGCTTGGACAGGGCTAGAACATCGTCATAGAGCGCCTGGCGCACCGCCTCGTCCGTCGACGTGCTGTCGGCGTAGTGCATGTCGCCCATGTGAATGAAGAAGGCCGGAGTGACGGCGCGGATCGCGTCATAGACGGCGTGATTGCTGCCGACCTGCGCGCAGGAGGCGGCGGCAAAGCGGAAGCTCGCCTGCGAGCCTGCCGTGGGCGCGGTCTTGAATTTGCCGATCTTGCCGATGTCGAGAACGCCATCGATCTTCTGGCCACAATAATAGGTGGTGTTGGCGGACAGGCCGGTGACGGTGTGACGCGCGATCTTGTTGGTGGATGAAACCGCCCCCGTGGTCAGCACCGGCGACGACAGGTCCGAGTCGGTCGATATGACGAGCTTCACGTCCGTACTGTCGTTGGCGAGGCGCGACGAGACATAGACCCCGTCAGGAGTGGGGACGCCCATCCATGTCGAGGTGACGAGGCCTGTTGTTGTGGTGACAGATGGAGCCTCGCCATGCGCCAGCGCCAAGCTTGCAAGCGTCAGCCTCATCAACGCTTCTCCTCGGATATGGCTTGCTGCTTGCGGACCGCGGTGATCAGGCCACGTAGCTGCCCCGCATTGCTTCCGGCAGCGTCCAGGATGCCGCCGAGGCTCACAAGGCACTGCTCACCGGTCATGGTTGACTTGCCGGTCTTCGGATCGACCGTCCGCAGCACGTCCGGGATTTTCGCCGGCCTCGCCAGCAGGTCTTCCGGGATCTCCGTTTGCGGAGGAAACGAGCCTGTCGAGGTGGCGCACGCCTGAGTCATCAACGCAGATGCTGCGGTAGACAGGATCACGAACGATCGTGGGAACTTCACGGTAGAACTCCCGCACTATGGTTTGGCGATTGCGCTCCGCTTCGGCGCGCGCTTGAGAGAGGGTCGCCATCGCCTTGCGACCCTTGCCGATGGCGACGATGGCCTTGTTCATCACGCGGAGTTGCTTGGCCTGCTCCGCGTTCTTCCCGTCCGTCCTGCCTTGGCAGTAGGAGAGTCCGCCCACCATCGCGATCATGGCGACAGCACCGCCTACGCGGATGAGGATGTCCTGCGGGGTGGACACGCCGAACATCACTTCCCGCCCGGCAGCAGCGCGGCAAAGGCGCTCACCACGAACACGACATAACTCCACGGCGGGGATAGAGCTGCAGCAGCAGTCGCAGCCGCGGCTACCGCGATCCACGTCGAGCGCTCGGAAAGGCGGTTGCGGATGTAGGTCATAGCTCGGTCGCCACATCGAAAGAGGGACACGCCTTCGCCACTCCGGGCCAGTCGCGATGCCCGAGAACCTTGAGGCCCGGATATTTCGCGCGGTAGAGATCGACGATCTTGCGGAGCGTCACCTTCTGCGCCTCGGTGCGGGTATCCTTCGGCACCTTGTTGTTCTTATCGACGCCGCCGACGTAGCAGACGCCGATATTGCCGGTGTTGCGCTTTCCGACATGAGCGCCGCGCACATTGTCCGGCAAGGTCTGGACATCCTTGCCGTCCAGCTCGACCACATGGTGGTAGGAAATCTGGCCGAACTTGGCCTTGTCCCATTCGCTGATCGTGGCGGCCTTCACGTCGCGGCCTTCCGGCGTCGCGGCGCAATGGATCGTCAGATATTTGATCGGCATCATGCCCCCGCTCCCGTCAGTGGCGCCGATGCGATGATGGCCTTCTCGGTCGCCTCGGCCTGCTCAAGCCGCGCAAGGTCCTCCCTCACCCGCTTGACGGCTTCCGGCTGCCTTTCAGGAGGCATCTCGAACACGAACAGCAGCGCGTAGATGATCTGTTTCTGGTTGTTCAGCCGATGGCGGTGGACGCCCAACTCAGCTTCACATTTCGCGTGGTCCTGCTCCCGCGCCGCCTCCAGCGTCTTGACCCGCTCGCTCAGTTGCTTGACCAGATCCAGCGCCACACCGTCGCTCTGCGCCCGCACCCCACGCTTGTGATCCAAAAGCGTTTTTAGCATTCCCCCGATACCCGCCGTTCCGATGACGCCGACAACGGCGATGATGATGTTGGCCCAGACGGGCAGGTTGGCTGTCATCACGAGGCCACCGGGCTAAGAGCTTTTCGCTTGCCGCGATGCCCGCTTTGGCTGATACGGCTGACATGAACGCCGCTGTCATGACGATATTTCACGCCCCCTTGCGCGGCCTTGCGGCGCTGGCGCGTGTCATCGCCGCGTCGCACAAGCGCAATGTGGAGTGCGCGGTGCGCGGCGAGTGCGCTACGTGCGGAGCCAAAACTGAGCCCGGCGAAAACGAGTGCGCCAGCTGCTTTGACGATCGGCAATATTAGATTTGCCGTCGCCGCAGCGTGGAGAGCGGCTGAGATTGCACTCTGAGGCATCAGTTTTCCGCCTTAAAGGTGATGCCTTCGAGCGAAACCCAGGCATTGTTGCCGACCTTCGGGACAACCGTCCCATCGGTGTTTATCTGGATGTAGCCGAACAGCGCATTTGAGACGGTCGCGATGACTACGATGGTTGCCGGGCGAAAGCCGTTCGGTAGCGTGAAGATCGTGGTGTCTATTGTGCCGTCTTTCACCACCCCTTGCAGGTGGACGACGCCATTCGCATCACGCCAGTATCCAGCCGATTTATAGGTCGCCGCATTGAAGTTGACCCATGCGCCCGCCAGCGTCGGGGCATAAAGCTGCTCCGGGTCATTGTTGTTCGCCGCGGCGACCAGCGTTCCTTCGAAGATGTTGTGCGGCGTCTTGGTCGTGATCGATAGCGCGCTGATCGCCTTGATGTTGTGCGTCGTGCGAGCGCTGTCCGCGATGAACGTGTTCTGCCCGATGATCGAATAGGTCAGGCCGTCGTGGCCCAGATTGACCTTGCTGTTCGCGATCGTGTTGCCGGTGATATTGACGTTCTTCGCGTTGGCCAGGTAGATGCCGAAGCTCGTCGCCAGCGCACCGGCCCCGAAGTTGGTCGCAATCGCCGCCCAGATCTGGCACCCAGTGACGAGCATCGAATAGTCGAGATCGTGGAGATAGATGTTCGCTTTGGCATTGTGGTTGACCGTGACGCCGACGATCGCGCCATGGTCGCCATTCGACGAGTTGGAGCCGTCGTAGACGATGCCGATGTCATTGCCCGAGACTGTGCCGCCCAGAGTCTTGACGTTGCCGGCATCGCTCAAGATCCCGTAGAGCGTGCAATCGGTGATGTTGGGGCTGACGATATCGATATATTCGGCGGTCGGTGCGCAATAGACGCCGGCAGCACACGCCTTGACCGTTGGCATTGTCCGCGACGGGATCGGATAAGCGCCTGTAGCCAGTCCAGTGGCGGACGAGGCCCAATATTCCCCGTAGGTCAGCGCCTCATAAGAGCATCGGAGATCGATGCGCCCCGAATTGACGACCTTGATCCCGATCTGGGACGCGCCCGAAATCGCAGCGCTCTTGAACTTTATCCCAGAGACGTGGACGTTCAGGCTGTCCGTGATCGTGAGGCCGGTTTCGTTCGCGGCTAGGGTGATTGTAGCGCTCTCACCGATGATCCCGCAGCCGTTGCCGGTGTAGCTGGTGATCGCCATCGCCGAGGCTTTGTAATTACCAGCCTCAAGAACGAAATCGCAGTTGTTCGCGGCGGCATAGGTAGCGCCAGCCCGGAGCGCCGTGCTGTCATCAGCAACGCCATCGCCGACCGCGTGGAAATCCTTCTTGGCATAGACGCGGGCGCGGAGGGCGGTCTGGACGGTTACAACTGCGCCGCCATCCGCGGGGGTGTAGCCGACCAAGGCAGCGCCGCCAGAAGCGGCCAAGGTCGCCGCAACCGCGCGCGCTTCAACTGCCGTTTCCAGGGATTGGATATTCTGCTTTACCGTCCCGTTGTCGGGGATAGTCGAGCCCGTGTAGGTGCCCATGTTGGAGGCGGAATCATCAACACCGATAGCGGATGCGTTTGCCTTCCCGCCGATCCCGGCGACCGCATCCAAGGCGTTGTCGGCGGTCTCCTTCAGATTGGAGAAGTTGTCATCGACTTCCTGGTGGGTCAGCGGAGAACCCTTGACGCTGCGAAGGGTGATTGTCGTCGTCATCGATCAGTACCCCACAGCCAGCCAATAGAAGGTGCCAGACGCCCCATCGCCGTAAGCGCTCACCGTGAACCCGGTCGCGCTGAGGGCGGACACGTAGAGGCCTTCGTCCGCCTCATCGCTGTCGGAAGGCCCTGCACGCGGGCTGATCACCACCGTTCCCGCAGCAGTGGGCATGGAAACCGGGAAGCTGACCGCCCCGACGCTTCCGCTGCCCCATTGGACCGTCAGATTATTGATGAATTTGATGTATCCAGGGCTCGCCAGGCTGACCGCGCTTATGGCGATATTGGTGAATGCGCCGGCAGCGGTTGTCGCACCCGTGCCACCGTTCGCGATCGGGGCCGTTGTCGCCGTAGCCAGCGAGCTAAGGCCGAGGTTCGACCGAGCATCCGCGGCGGTTGTCGCACCCGTGCCACCGCTTGAGAGGGCTAGCGCGGACCCTCCGTTAAGGAAACTCTCCAGCGTCGCGGAAAAGCTGTTGCGGACGCCTGCCATGATGGAGCGCAGGGCGTTATCAACATTGCCAACATCCATGCCGGTGCTGATGTTGATGCCGTCCACCGTCGAGTTCCCCGATGGGGTGGAACTCCAGTCGAAAATGTCAGCGATGGGAGCCTCCTGTGGACGCAAAAAAGCCCGCCGGATGGGCGGGCTGGAAAGAAGGTTCGGGATCGGTTAGAAAGGTCGGATGAGTGACCCGTTCGACGTGGAGAAACGCCTGTCCCGGCTGGAGGCCAGCCAGAGGCGCAAGCGTCATTTTATCAGTCCGGATATCGGCTGGTGGATCTTCAGCCTTCTAGGGGCGCTTTTTCTTTTCCTCTGGTTTGCGTAGATAGGGCGCAAGCTGGCCGGCCGATTGTGCGGCGATTAGGCGCTGCACCTCAGGCGTGAAGACCATCGCGTTCGGCAGCTTGCCGCCGTTCCGGGCGATAAGTTCGGCCAATCCAGCATTGCTGATACCCATCCTCGTGGCGATGTGGCGGCCAAGCAGGCCCGCCGTAGGCGTTGCCACGGCCATGACGCCGCCCGCGACAGGGCCGCCAACTGCGTTTCCAACGCCGAATGGCACGCCAAAGCTCGCAGATGCGCTCACCGGGCCGGTGGGGGCTAATTTCCCTACAAACCGGGCGGCGTTTGATCCTTTGGTGCCCCGCGCCACATCTTGTACCGCCTCCACGGTATCCGGCGTAAAGCCACGCTCGTCTCCCTTGATGATCTTGCGATCGAGATTGCGATACTCAGTGCGTAGCGCATTTTCGTAGCCCGAACCGGAGAATTGACCAGCCCGCGCTCCCGCCAGTTCCTTCGCCTCTTCCAGCTTGCCTGCATTGATATAGCGTCGGGCGACACCACGAGCTTTAGCCAGCTCCGGGGATAGCGGCGCGGTCCAGTCGTCGAACTCCTCCAGCATCCGCATGGCGATGCGCCGTTCCGAATCATCATTATTGCGCGCAGCCTCAGACAACACCTTTCGCACCGTCTGCATCTGCTTCGGAGTCATTTCCCCCTGCGCATAGTCGCCCGTAAGCTGGAGGGCCTCCTTCGCCTTAGGATAGGCGTCAGAAACGCGCCCCGTCGGGCTGATCAGGCCCTCTTCCTGGGCAATCCTGCGGATTGTGTCGGCAAGTTTCTGGGTCTGCGCCTGGTTCGCGCGGACTCCATTCTGTTCGGCCGCAGCGTACAGGCTGGACGCCTGTTTCTTGAGGTCTGGTATCGTCGGCACCTTTGCAGCCTGGGCCGAACGCGCAGCCCGCTTGGCGGAGAGATAGGTGGGCACGCCGCCGACGAGTGAACCGATCGTTTCCCCGACCAGTTCCGCCCACGGATTGTTCGGCGCGATCTCCTTAGCTGTGGCAGCCCCAGCACCGCCGGCAACGGCAGGAATAAAGGCCCGGAGAGCCGTGGACAGAGAGCCCGCGGTCCCGGCGATGGGGACAGAAGCCGCGCCGACGCTTTCGCCCACCCTGCGGATGAACTTGTTGCTCGGGGCGGGGCTTTCTGGACCTATCGAACCGATTTTCTCGAGGTTGCTAGCGATCCAATCGCTACCCATGACCGGCTTGTCGGGAGCTGCCAGCTTCGAGCCAGTGATGGCGTTTATCCCAGCCGCGCCCGCGCCGAGCGCCATATTGGCGACATCGACGGGGAAGCCGAGGGTCGACGCGACACCTTTGTTCACACCGGAGAGGCCCTGCGAGACTCCTGTCTCATTGTACCCCTTCGGGCGATTCATCATGTCCACGCGCGCCTGGAGCTGCGAGCGCGTAATGCCCTCCGGCACATCCTTGATTAGCGTGCCGTCAGGCATACGGACATCGACCATCGATTACTCCGGCAAGTCCGAGAAGTTGATGACCTTGCGCTTAGCCGGCGCACCAGATTGCCTTTTCATACCATAGGCGGAATAGGTCTGGTCGAGGCGGCTTTGCAGATTACGCAGCTTCTCCTTTATCCGCGCGTCGAAATCAGACGCCCGTGGCCTGTTTGCGTCCACAAACGCCCTAAGCTCAGCATCCGACTGGCTGCCGACCCCAGGCACGCGAAACGCCGCCAGCCCAACCTCGCCGAGCCCAGCCCCGGCCGTATCAAATTGAGCGTTGGACGAGCTGGGCAGGAAATCCAGCAGGCTAGAAATGCCCTTCGTTGCACCGGGGCCTTTCACGAAGAGATTGTTCAGCCTGTCTATCTGGGACTGCGCGGCCCGGATATTCGCGAGCTTCTGTGGATCTAGGCCGGATTTCTCGCGTGCCTCAGCTTGAGCCTTGGCAGCGTCTGCCTGCGCCTTCTGGACCTGAAGCGGCAGGAGCTGGCGGTCGGCCTGTATCTGCTGCGCGGCCCGCTGGTTCCCGAGCTGCGCGCCCTGCACTTCCAACGGCAATTTCGGGTTGGGAGGCGCGATCTGGACCGGCTGCGGGCTACCGCCGTCGCCCATCGCATTGAGCTTGGCGAGAAGTGCGGGATCGCTGACAGGCCGGAGCGCCATTATTCCGTCACCTCATACCATTGGCCACCGATGTTGACGACCTTGCGACCATCCACGTCCTGAAATTGTGGTCTGCCAGACGGCCTGCCGTACATGCGCGGGACCCTTTCGGTCCCCTGAGGGCCAGTCACCGCGATCGGCTGTCGCACGTCCTGCATCTCAGCATATGCGCGCTTCTGGTCCTCGGGCAGGCTCTGCCACCATTCGAGAGTGCGCGCGTCGGAGACAGGAGCCGGATTATCACGCTGCCACTGCTCCTTGACCTTCCAGTCCTCAAGCGCGGCCGTGCGGTCTTCGGCCTTCTGGCGGCGCGCCTCGATGATCTCCAGCAGCTTTTCGCGCGCCCGGCTTTCCATCTGCTGCTGCTCGGCGATATACGGCAAATAAGTGCCTTTCCCGCCACCAGCCGCCTGCAGCGCGTCGCCGATGAGGCCCACGATCTGCCAGCCCTTGCCGCCACGGCCAAAAGCTTTCGGCTGCCTGATATTGGTCGGCATTTCAGGCATGCCGGGTTGATCGCCTGGCATAACAGAGCGCGTCGCAGTGGTCGCATGCTGCGAAAAGAGGTCAGCAAGCCCCCGCCGGGGAGCCATAGCCGCTGCCTGCTCATCCGCGATGGTCTCGTAGGGCGGAGGACGTCGCCATCCGCCGCCAAGTGGTTCGCCCAACAATCCAGCCATCAGCCAAACCCCGTCCCGCCTATGCCGCCCATGCCGCCGCCAAAACCGCCGCTAAACAGGCTGCCAGCGCCAGAGAAAATCGAGCCGGCTGCTCCCAACAGGCCGCCGAGACCCCCGCCGCTCTTCTGCTTACCTCCAGCGAACAGCGCCGCGAGCGAGTTGGCCATGCTGTTCGTGCCAGCGTAAGGCAGCTCCGCGCCGGCCCCGGACGCCTGCAGCAACTGCGCGAGATTCTGGTTCTCCATCTGAGCCGGCATCGTCGCGGCGCTGTCTTGGATGCCCCGCTCGCGGCTGTAATTGTCATAGAGGATCTGGTTTTCGGCGTCGGCAAGGCGGTCGGCCAGGATGCCGGTATGCGCCCCGGACCCATACCGGCCAGCCATCGAGAACTGGCCGTTCACCTGATCGGTTACGTCACTGCGGGTGCGCGCGAGGAGCCCGGAAAGGCCGGGATTATTGGACGGGTCGAGATATTTGCCCGAAAGCACATCGCCGTAATAGCCCTGCGCCTGCGTCGTCAGCGGCTTCCAGCTTTGGTAGTTGCCGGAAATACCCGGAAGCAGGTCGGTGACGCCCTTGGTGATCTGCTGGAGTTGGGGCTGGTTCTGGTTGAACACATCCTGCACGCTACCCGCCGCCGCTTTGGCGAAGGGTTGCGCCCATTTCTGCGCACTGCCTGAACGGGAGGTTGATCCGCCAAGAAGCCCCATATCAGTACCTCACCAATGATTCTGGAACGCGCTTCCGTTCCATGTGCGGACCTTGTGGAGCCCGAGATCGTAGTAGGTGTACCCCTCGTTCACCCCGGAAGGCTCACTATCGAGCATGGGGAACGGATAGCCCTGCAGCAGCGGATTCACATCGCGAGCTACAATCCGCATCCAGTCCTGCACATTGGCCCATGTGCTGGGGATGCTCACTGCCGCGCTCCAGGCGACGCCATCACGAAATCAAGACCTTGCGCGTAGGTCCAGTCAGCCCCTTCCGCGAAGGTGATGCTTGGCTGCACATAGCGGCCGGAAGCCCGTATAGGCATGTCGCCGTTCATCCTGATGCTCGATCCCGAATAAGCCGTTGGGCTATCGCCGAGGCGATGGCGTCCTTCGATGTTCAGGGTGACATCGCCCGTCGCGTCACTGTCGAGCCGCGCCGCCCTGATCCTGATGTCTCGCCCCTTCGCCGGCTCCATCAACGCCATCGTGAGCGCCGCCTGAAGGTTGGTCTGCGAACCGAAGCTCCCCAGCGTCCCGTCTTCAGCCACGATCGAAAGAAACGAAGTGCCACCGCTCCATATCGGGTCATCGAGCGAGCCGGGGATTGTCTCTATCCCACCCGGATAAAGCGCCGAAATCTGCTCCAGCGTGTAGCTGCGCGTCGCGTCCGTCGTTACCCCGGTGAAACTGCCCTCGATGTCACTCCAGCGGCCCAGCTCGAAATTATGAACCCACAGCCGGCGCGGCATCGCCCAAACAGCCAGCTTCCGGACGGGATCGATCGCAGCCGACACATTGTCCTCAATCTCGGCCGCCGAGTATTGCCTGAAAAATGTCGCATCGATCTTGTTCGCACCGATCAGATCGATCGCGCCATCTGTGAACGAGCAATACCCTCGCGATGACAGAAAATAGACCGTCCTCCCTGCCTGAACGATCGAGTTCGGGGCGATGCAGCCAATCCCTTGGCTAACCTTGTCGAACTGGAAGATGAACGGCGGGCCGACATATTGTCCTCGCCATATCTGATCCCGCTGGAAGACCAGCATATACTCGCCCCCGGCGAGCCCAGTGACCTTCCCTCCGTCTGGAAGAACCTGCGTGTCGCTCTGTCCTGTCCCCGGCGTCCACCCCTCGGGATTGTTGATCGCGGACCAATAAACCGTCGAATTGGCGCTATCGACGCCTGAGATCACCACAAAGTCCTTCGCCGTCGTGATGAAGGCCCCGTTCGGCGGCGAACCCCCGAGCAGCGCTCCTGTGGCACTCGCAATCGTGTATTTGACTGGGGCCGCGCCCTGAACACCGATCGCCAAATCCCCGAACTGCGCGAACTGCCACTTGTTCGAATAAGACGCGCTATACTTGTTCGTCCACGCGCCTGAAATATAAGCGTAGAGGCCAGCGTTGGTGCCAGCCAAAGGAACGACCGTCCCGTCCACGCCAATGAAGGTCCTCCCCCCCATCCAGGCAGATGGCAATGCGCCAGTGACGGCCGAATATGCCTTGACGGGCTCGTAGCCTAACGCAGTCGGGAAGACATTGCGCGCGACCGTCAGCCCATCATGCCCATAGGCAGGGAGATCAGGCAGCCACTCGCCGAACTTCACGCTCAGTCCCCGTCCGCGCCGGGGATGAGCGTCCATTCCTGATCGACCACATAGCCGCGGTCCCAATAGAACGAACCGGCATAGGCATCGGCGTCATCGACCGCCGTCCATTCAGCTGGCATGGGTCACCTCAGAAATAATCGACGGCGACAGCGTCGGTGAGATTGCCGCGACGCCTTCGGGCATCGTGCATGTTGATCTCGGTAAGCATACCCTCGACGCGGCTGTTGTAGAAAAGCGCCTGGTCGTTGTTCCAGCCGCGCGTCTCTGCCTCGACGAGCGCCCCGAACAGGTACAGGTCGGGGTGCTGCTCCAGGAGCCAGTTCGACGTGTTCGATGTGGACAGGGGCGTCAGCGTCCGCAGGTAGGTCATCGTGACGGTGTAATCGCCATCGCTCGGATCGGGCGCGAGATGGATATCCCCACCGTAGATCGCGAAGTTGACCGGCCTGCCCGTCTGATCACGCCATTTCTGCTGGATGTCGTCCGCCGACAACTGGCGAAGCGGGGCCTCGTCGTCGATGCGGATCGACATCGCGCCCTTGTAATCCGTGGGCAACGGGATCGACTCCGCCGCGTCGATGGTCGCGGTGCCTTCCATGTCGAGGTTGTTGAGGCGGCGGTTGAACGATGCCTCCGCAAGCTGGATGAACTCCGGCGCATAGTCCGAAAGCGCGCTGTCGTTCATCCGGTCCACTATGGCGTCAACCAAGGTGGAATAGCTTGTGATCGTCACTGCGCGGCTTTCGGCTTGCGCCCGCGACGGCGCGGGGCCACGGCGTCAGGCAGGCTGCCACCCTTCTCACCATCGCCATCGTGGTCGAGCGGGTGAACAACCTCGAACTCAACGCTGCCCGAGAGGCGGCGGATAGCCTCCTCGCCATCAACGTCGGTCGGCTCATGGCCGTCAAACCGATAGCCGCACCCATCGATCGACGTGTGGCCATTGGCGTAGGTGCCGATGAAGCGGAACTTCATATCAGCCCTCCCGTAAATGGGGCGGGACCGCAGCCCCGCCCGTAAGGTCAGACGTAGAAGACCACGACTTTGAGCACGCCCGTTCCGCCGGCGTTCGCCGCGGCGTTCACCGTGCCGATGATCTTGGTTTCAGCGGCGAAGGTTTTGTACCCCGCGTCCTGAATGATGTTGACGAATGGGTAATAGATGCCAGCGACAGGCCGGAACTGTGCCACAGCATCGCCGTCCATGACGCCGAAGTTCCCAAATCCATCGGTGTCGGCCGCGTCCGTGCCGTTCGCCGCCCATCCGATATCAAGGTCGAATGCCTCGGTGCCGGTGTCGATGTCCGCGCCCTGAAGGAAGCCGCCGATAACGGTCGCGCCGGCGGGAACCTTGCAGAACTCGATGACATCGTTCTGCGAAGGGTTCGCGGCCAGATTGTAGATGCCCCACGCAACCCCGAGAACCCCAGTGGGGACGGGCAAGCCGGGGACAGGAGCGGTCGCAGCCGCCTTCGTGCCAGTGAGAGTCGCCATTTCAATTCTCCGGAAAAGGAAAGGGCGACCGAAGCCGCCCTAGAGGTTTAGGTTAGGCGAGTTCAGCCGCAGAACCCGAATGGGTCGCAGCGCCGGTCGTCGCGAAAAAACCTGACACAACGCCGTGATCCTTAAGATCATCGGTGTCGCCCGTGCCGGTGCCGAACAGGATCTTGCGGATGCCCATGATGGACTCGACCGCGACGCCGTGCTTGTCGCCGTAGTCGAACTCCTCGGTCTTCGAGGTCCAGCGCTTGCACCATGCATGGGCAAGAGCCTGCGCGCCGAGCAGGTAGACCGGCGTAACCTCGGTCGTGCCGCCATTGCCAAGGTTGGCGTAGATCGGGATGTTGTCCATCTCCTTGACGATCACGCCGTTCCACAGGATGTCGCCGCCGTCGAACAGCTTGGACGCTTCCGCTTCCTTGACCGTCGAGGCCAGAACCTCGGTGTCGAGGCTGTCGCGCAGGTTCTTGAAGGCGTGCGGATTGGCGAGCGCGACATAGTAGCGCCGGCCATTGCCGCCGTCCCGCATCGGCCTGATCTTCGGGCTGCACACCTTCGCCCGCAGGACCATCGCGTCCAGAGCGGTCGCGTTGAACAGGTCCGAGGTGGTGTCGAGCTGCGAAAGGTCCGCCGACAGGTCGGTGCCGCCCGCCGAACCGCCCGCCGCATAAGCGCCGAACACGGTGCGATCGACGTTATCGACCAGCCACGCATCCGCGATAGCCGCGGTGCGCGACAGGAACGCCGTGCCGTTGAGCGAGCCGAGCGCGGTGATGTACTGGTCGCGGGTATATTCCTGCGCCCAGTCCAGAAGCGTCGGTTTCGCAGCGGAGCGGAGACTGATCGCTGAGGTCTGCTCGGCCATCTCGGGCACGCGCACGCCGTTGCGGGCCTTGTCGACGTAAATCCGCATCGAACGGGAAACGAGGTCTTCCTCGTTGCCTTCCAGAACATTCGATCCGGTCGTGGCGGCGTTGGTCAGGCGGTTGACAAGGGCGATGGTGATCGAGTCACCGGCCTTCTTGGTCAGGTCCTCCTTGACCTGGATGATCGCGTTCTCGCCTTGGCCCATCAGCTCCTTGAAGCGGTCCTGCCAATACTCTTTGAAGAACGAATCTTCCCACTGCTGGACGCGGAGCCCAGTCGCGTAAGTCGTGTCTGCCATGGAAAATATCCTTCTAAGGGAGGGCCGGCGTCATCGCGACGCGGGTCCGGGATTAACGTCCGAAAATGTCGCCCAAAGGCGTCGGGCCAGACCACGCGGGGCCAGACCTTGAGCCGGTGGAGCGCTCATTCGCTAAAGTGGTTGGAGCCTGGACTTTTGGGGGCATGCCGATCTCAGCCATGATTTTCTGGCGGATTTCGGCCTCAAGCTGCTCGCGCGACGGAGAAGCCGTTCCATACTGCTTGGCTTCGAGGATCTTGTTCGCGGCGTTGTAGGCATATTCCGCCGGGTTCGCCGCTGTCCTCAATTCCTGCAGAAGGAACGGATTGGTCTTCGCAGCTTCCTTGAAGTGCTCGACCTTCTCGTCATAGTCGGCCCATTTCTGACGCGCGAACTCTTCTGCGACATTGACCCGCATGGTGAGCATCTGCGCCTCGGTCTGGGGCGTGAGCCGTTGCATGACCTGCTGAGCGATGAACTCAACCGGGTCAGGCTCCTGCTCCTGCTCCGTCCCGCCTTGCTGTTGCGCGAAATAGGCTTCGTATTGCTGCAGCCGTTCGGTAGCCTGACGAAGTTGATCTTCGTACTGCTGCCGTTTTGCCCGCTCATCCTTGAGGGCTGCTACCGGAATGTGGGATGGTTCCTGTTCGGAAGCCGGCGGCGCTTCCTGCTGCGGAGCCTCTTGCTCCGTCTCTGTGTCGCCCGTGTCCTTCGGTGCGAACCGTCCATGTTCGTCGCGCGGCTGCCCTATCGTTTCAGGCGGCGGCGCTTCTGCCTGGCCGGATTCATCCCCGAAGATTTCGTCAAGACTTGTCCCGTTTTCCATGATTGCCCTCGTTCCGACCGCTTCGGCGTCGTCCCGTTTCGACCGTAGAGGCGTCGTCCCTTGAAGCGCCCGGTTGGCCCCGGCGGCGGGCAATGCGTCGCAGTGCAAACGACGCAAACTGGTCCGGCACGGGAGCGCGTCTCCCGCATTTCCGCCGCCCGATCGTGGCAGCTACCCGCAACGCGGCCTCCCCTTGCGAGGATCGGCACGCGCAATTCGGATTAACTCAATGGTTAGTCGGCGGCCTCGTCTAGGGCCCGCTTGAATCTGTCTCGCGCGTCCGCAAGGCCCCATTCAAGAAGCTGCGCACGCGCTTGCACCTGCAATTGGCCAGGCGGCTTTGGCCTGGCAAACCCCAGCCAAGCTAGCACACGACGAATGATGCTCACGCCACCTCCACCCAAATCTTGAGCGCGGCGATACCATCACTCAAATTGTCGCAGCGGACGGCGTGGCGCTTTTTGCCCGCCCCCTCTTCTCCGTTCCAAACGGCTAGGCCCAACTTAGTCCCAAGATCGTAAAGCTCGGCCTTGATCAACCAGCCAGGGATATCCGCGCACTTGGTAAAGCCGTTCACGACGCCGCCCTTTTGGTGGCAATGCGCGAGACAATACGCTCGCCCGCCGCGTCCTTGACCCGTTCAACAATATGATAACGGCCATCGGCCAGCTTCCGAACGATCACGCCGTCGCCCTTTCCTGCTGCTTCGCCATCTGAGCGCGCTGCTCGGCCTGTTGAGCCTGCATCGCCATACCGAACTGGTGCTTCTCGTCCGCGTGCTGCATGCCCTGCTGCGCCTTCATCGCGCCGATCTGCATGTCCGTCTGTGCCTTATGCTCGGCAATCGCGATCTTCGACTGCGCTTCAGCCTGCCTCATCTCCATCTCGGCCTGCGGGTTGGCGGCCTGCGCCTGCGCGTAGTTGCGGGCGGTCTCGCTCTGCGTCTTTTCAACCTCGGCCTTCGCCCCGGCGATCTGGATCTGCTGCATCATCTGCTGCTCTTGAGACGCTTGCGCCTGCTGCTCCATCTGATCGACGATCTCCAGGAGCTTGTCCTTGTCGCGCAGCGAGGACGCCGTGATCAGCAATCTCAGAACCGGCGGCGGGAGCTGCGTCATCGCCGGCATGATCTTGGTGAGCGTGTCGAACTGCTCAGCCTGAACGGTCGGCGTGTCCATGCCCTCGTCGATGATGATGTCCACGTCCATCTCAGCGATCGGGTTCTGCACCTCGATCGGCTGATTGGCCATCGGATCGCGGGCAAGCAGCGCAAGCTTCAGCTCGGCCTCGGGATCGCCCTGCAGCCGCTCCTTGGCAACGTCCAGCATGGTCTTCGGCACGTTGAGCCCGACAAAGCGCAGGTTGCGCTCGTCATCGGTCACACGAATCCACCGCGGCCCATCCCAATACTGCTTGATGCGCGCCCACACCGACCGATAGACCGCGAGTGAAAGCTGCCGCAGCCGGTCCATGAGCAGCGCAACCTCAACCATGCCGCCCTGCTGCTGCGCAAGGATCGCCCTACCCGAAGAGTCATTCTCGTTCTTTCCAGCAAGCGCAGCGTTCGGACCGAGCAAGTCGATCTCAGCCTTCGCCTCCTGCAGCATCTCGAAGTTCGCGGCGGCCATGTCGCCGGTTGGGAGAATCTCGATCTCGTCTTTGTCCGCGAAAAATGCCCCGTCAGGCTTCGCCATCTCACGCTTGAGCGCTGACGCCTCACCTTGGAAGCTGCGATCGAAACGCATCTGCCGCGAGTTGATGAGGTGCAACCCCTTCGAGCGACGCTTGTTCACCTCGTCCTGCGGTGAGATCATCGCCCGGACTTCGCCGTACCTGTTGTTGTCGCGGTCCACATAAGCCGAGATCGCCTTGATCGGGCACTCGGGCTCGCCATCGACGTCCAAGTATGGCGAAACGGCCGGATCAACCAGAAAGCCGGCCTTGGTATAGGTGCAATACACCCACTGCCCGCCCTCGAGATAATACTCCTCATTCACCCGAACGCGCTTGCGACTGTAATCAGCCCAAAGATTCCACTTCGGCCGATCGTCATAGGTCTCTGTGTCGCGCGCCTGCATCCAGGTGGACTCGATCACCTCCTCTCGGCCAGGGTATTTGCGTTTCGCCTCGGAGACATCCATCCACGTGACGATGCCCATGTAGCCCGCATCGGAGAAATCGACGCGGCGCGAATAGGGGTCGTAATAGAACCGATCCCACGGAATGCGGGTGATCGCCGGGTCGATGCCATCGCGGGTCTGCTGAGCCCCCACCATGAGCACGCCAGTGCCCTCGACAATGATGTCCTCGAATCCCTCGGACCGCTTGGCATCCCAGTTCTGGTCGTCACAGACATAGCGCAGCGCGTCAGTCGCGGCCTGCGACGATCCCTCGTCATTCGGCGTGCGCGGGAACGCCTTGGGATCCTTCCGGGTCTGCGACTCCATGCCCTTGAGGTAATTGACCTTGCGCTGGATGCGGTTGAACGTGACGACGGGCTGCCCGCGCTTCTTCAGCGCCTCCGCCTCGGTGTCCGTCCACTGCTTGCCGTCATAATAATCACGGTCACGCTCGGACTTCTCGCGAGCGGAGCGGGCCGCCTCCTCTGCTTCCTCGAAGCGGCGGACCATAGAGGATACGTCATGGGTCAGGCTGTCTTCCAACTCGACCCCTCCTCTTCGCCTTTGAATACCCTGTCCCAGCGGTCGCGGGGCTTCTTCGGGGCTTCGTCCTTCGGCTTGTAGCCAGAGCGCCGAAGCTCCTCCAACGCGTACCGGAGCGCGTCGATCGTGTGGTTGTTCTTGTCTTCCAGCAGCGGGAGGATTTCGCCCGTCTGTGGATCGGTCTTGTAGCTGTAGAGCGTCAGTTCATCGGCCACATGCTTGCAACGCGGATGAACGATGATGTCGAATGAACGCAGGAACTCAATGCCGTCCTCGATCGACCCAGGCCCCTTGATCGCCTCGGTGATCAGAAACCCTTTCCGCTTCATGTAGCTGACCGTCTCAGGCCGCGCGCTGTCCGCCCTGATCAGCCACTTCCGCGCGCCCGGTATCTTCTCGAACAGCGCCGGCGTGTGGTCGATCTCGCAACCGATCTCCCATGCCACATGGTCGACGTAGAGATTACGCCCCTCGATAAAGCACCGAACCAGAACCGTGGGATCGATCGCGAACCCCCAGTCCGCCCCGAACCGCAGGACCGCGTCCTTCGGCGTGTCGAACTCCTCAACCCTCCAGTTGCGAAACACCCGCGCATGGCTGTTGAGCGAATAATGTCCCTGCCAGACGTGCAGGAACTTGTCGGGATCGCGGCGGCGGTCGTCCTCCATGTCCGCCTTGAGTTCGGCCGGCAGCCACGGATTTGCGTCCCAGTTCACCTCGACCACAACAGCATTGGTCGGCGGGTGCTCACCTCTCAACAATGCGTCAACGGGGTCGGTCGGCTTGTTCGGGTTCCAGCTAAACCACAGTTCCGAGCCAGGCTTTCGGATTGTCGGCCGCAGCAAGTCTAACGAGCGCTGGCTAAGCGACTGGGCCTCCTCAACCCAAGCCACATCGAACCCCTCAAGCGACTTGATCGAGTCAGCCGTGTGGTTCTGCATCCCCTGGAAGATAATGACACCGCCACCCGGCGTCCTGATCTCCGCTTCCAGTATCTCAAAGCGCTCCGAAAGCCCCTTGGAGCGTATCTTATCCTCAACCAGCAGCTTGACGCTGTTCTTGAGCGACTTCTGAACTTCACGAAGGCAGGCGGCGCGGAAGCCGAGCTGCGAATTAGCCCGTGCTATCAACTTCTCGGCAAAGAAGTGTGATTTACCCGATCCACGCCCGCCATGCGCGCCTTTGTAGCGAGCAGGCCGGAGCAGTGGCGCGAAGCTACGCCCCGCCTGAAGATGGAGTGTCAACGATCGTCCACTCCGCCGCTTCAGCCTTTACGGCAACCGGGCCGCCATCCTTGCCGGTCAGCTCCGTGCCCTTGATCTCACGCCAATCAAGAGGGAAGCGAGCCGCCATCGAGCGCGACCACATTGCGGACTGGAATCCACTCGTTTCAAGGTTATCGCGCCCCTTGCGCTCCCACCAAACCTGAGCCGCCTCCCTGGCGCGCGTAAAGGCTTCCAAGAACTCAGGGTGTTCGGCGGGCCAGTTGGTTTCTAGCGTGTTCCGGCTCACGCCGATCTCGTACGCCATTTCTACGACCGACGCGCCTTGCTGGCCCAGCTCAATCACACGCTCGCAATATGCGGAATCATATGAACTCGGCCGGCCCATGATCGTTACGCCGTGACCCCAGCGACCTTGAACCCGGGCATCGCCTCAAAGTCAGTGCTGTCGCCGACAGCAAGATACTCGCCGAATGTGGCGCTCGCAGTTGGATTTGAGCCATAGGCAACGCGATCAGCGGCGGTCGTGCATTTGACACGGACGATGCCTGCACCGCTTGGTGTTGCACCAGACTGTGCGGACGTGCCGCTGGTTGAGCGCGTCTCGGATGAAATGAGCGCGCCGAGCGCCTGTGTGCCCCTCTTGGCGCGTCCGGTCCAATAGCTGATCTCAAGAGCCATTCATGGTCTCCGGTCTATCCCCGCCACTCATGCCCCACGATGTCAGGGGGGAGTGAGCATCTTCCGGTCTATGGTGGCGGGGTCGCGCTGGTGGCGCGAAAGAAAGCCCGCAACCGTCTCCGGCGCGGGCGCAAATATAACCAGTAGCGATTTGATACGTTATGCCCGCGCATTCGTCAATAACTCAATCGCTCGCGGAGCGCGATCATGTCGGCGACCATGCAGACGACCAAACGGGCGTGCGTGGATGCCGACCGGGTATCGCTGACGAGGTTGCTTCCGATCCTGCCTGCCGCCTCGCCGTGTCGGCATACATTCTCAAAGATATACCAGTAGGGCTTCGGGAAGCCGCCCTCAATGCGCTTGATGTCGATCCGGGCGTCGATCGAGCGGGGATCGTCTCGCGTCTCCCCGCAGCTTACCCGGTCAAGATTAGCGACGACGTTCGGCAAGTGGAAGGCGAGCCTCCAAAGCCGCTGGCAATGCAGGATCGCGGCCTGCTGGCTTTCGGTGAGCTGGCCTGACTTGATCCAGCGCGTGAGCGCGGTGCCGCCACGGTTGACCATCGCGAGGCGGGCATCGCCATACTCGCCGGCCTGCACGTAATCCCCATGTCTCGCCGCGAACTTGTTTACCAGCGGCTCAATGGGAGCCACAGCCTTCGGTTTGTTCTTAGCTTTCGCCCCCCTCGCCATTCCTCAGTCCTCCGCTAGAGCTTGGTCGATCATGGCTTGCCAATCGCGGACGAGTTCGGCCGCAGCTATCATGCCGTCGCGTTGGCGCTCTGGCGCGAGCGGCGGCATTCCATCGACAACAGCCTTGCCGTACTGGATCTGCTCGGCGGATATATCCGTCTGGACCAGTGTTGCCCTGACCATCGCCTCAGTGGGCTCGCGGAGAGCCTGGAGGATGGCGCGGGCGATCCCCCTCCAGTTGTCGCGCAGGGCCTCGGTTTCATCATCCCACGGCTCCAGCTCGACTAAACCTTCACAGACGCGGCGGTTCTCGTCCCAAGCAGCCCTCGCGCATCTCTCGATCATTTCGTTCGGCATGGTTTGGTCCCTCAATCGATAAATGTGACGACGGTCTTACCCTTGAGTTTCAGCGTTCCGGACGCTGTCTTGACGGACTCGCAGCCGACCTTCATCGCCTCCAGCACGGCCGGCGTCAGAAGCTCTGACCGCACATCATCGAACACGAAACCGTATTTCCGCTCCAGATACCGGATGACAGCATGATCCGAGACGCGAGGAGCGGCGCTCAATTCGGTTATGCGGTGACGGATCGGGGAGATCTCGTTGCCCAACTTGCTGATCTGCCGGTCCATGTTGGCGAGCTGGTCCCGAATGGGCTTCGCTTCGACCTTGAGGGCGTCGATCCGGGCTTCCAATTCCTCGTGCTTGGCGCGAAGCGAGGTGAGCAGATCCATGGTTTGGTCCCTTTAGGCTGCGCGGTTGACGTAGCGAGTGCCGTCTTCGAGCATCGAGACGAAATAGGGTTTGCCGCTGGATCGAACCCAGTGAAACGAGTTCAGGAACTCGCAGTGATCGTCCACGGACCTGGAATGCGGGACCGGGCGATTGCCGGTCATCAAAGGGTTATCTCGCGCCATCGTAGCTGCCTTCGATCAATTTTGTGAATGACTTAGGCTGAAGGAAGAAATCAAAATCGGCCCGCCAGCCCTTGTCGTTCTGGCCATGCATCCAGGGGCTGCGGTCTATCGCGTCGATGGCTTCCGTGATGTCGTCTATCGAGTTGCGACGGATCAATATCTGGGCTCTGCGGAGGCGAGTTCCTTCGAGCTTTTTCACCAATGGGAGACCACGGCGCTTCGCCAGCTCATTGAAGGCTTCCACCAAGTGCTCGACCCTCAAAGCCTGATTTTCTTCAGGGCGAGGGACACCCTCATCGTTAGATGAGGGAATATCTGTCTCTGTCTCTGTCTCTGGTGCGTCACCGTGACGTGACAGTGACGTCACTTCGCCGTCACTGTCACTCTCACAGGGCTCATCCACCCCCGTAGCTCCAACGTCACAGCCCTTTTTCCGTTCTCGATAACGGCGTTGACGCTCCGCGGACCTGTCGGAAGTAAACTGACGCGCGCTCCAATTGACCACGTTGTTTTCAGCAATGCGATCTTGTGCGGAAAGGGCGTCCACAATAGCCGCCACGTCACTTTCATCCGTTCGGAGAAAGTAGGCCGCCTCTGCGATGTCAAAATCAAATCTTCCATTGTCATCCACCTCTGCTGCGCTTTCGAGGATGGCTCCCCATACCCACAGGACGCGTTCGATTGACTGTTTTGAACGGATTGCCACGCGAACGAGCTTGTCGTCGCGCATCATCCCAGCGTAGTGGCGGAACCAGCGGCTCAATGTGCTGTCTCCGGCTCATCGCTGCGGAAAAGTTCGGCCAGCGTAAACGCGGCGATAATGAGCCATTCAGGCGGGGTGGCTTTTCGCTCAATGTAACGGCGGCCCTCGATCGCAACGACATTGACGAGGTGACGGAACAGCGGCTCTGAGCTATCAAACCACTCGCCTTGGATGCGGTCTGATGCGAAGATACGATGCAGTTCGCGCTCATCGTCTTGCGTTCCGGCGTGGGTCGCGAGCATGATTAGCTCGCTCGCAGAACCGGTTTGCAGGGCCTTCACTCGCTTTGAGACCGCGCCCTTGGTGAAGCCTATCTTGATCCGCTTGGTGGCGGGGCAATGCACATAGTAGATACTCCCCATCACGCCGCCTCCCCGAAATGCTGATATTCCTCGATGTCCCCGCAAGTGCCGTTGTGCGACCAACGCCAGCCCTTGGCAGCCGTGGGTTCGCGCTTCTCTGCGTCTGTGCGGGAAAGGACACGGATGCGGGGACGCACCATGCTTTCAGGCGCTACAGGACATGCTCCGCCTTTGTGGGGGTGCCATTTCAAAACAGGTGCTCCACGACTGGCTTGCTCGGCGGCGCGGGCGGCGCCTTCTTCGCTTGGCGCTCGGCGGCGAAGCGGAGGCGGCGGTCATAGGCCTTGCGCTCGGTCTTGGTCATCCCAGCACCTCTATGCAGACCTTGCCGCCCTTGCAGGGATCGCCGATGTAAGCGCGGGCGTCGAAGCGCTGGTCATTCACCCCCATGGCATCGGCGAGCCCATCCAGGCCTGATTTGAGCCATGCGATCAGGTTGTCCCGGTCAGGAACGTGCTTCGTCTTGGGGTGGACGGTAATCCGTATGGCTATGTCGCCGTCGCCTCGTGGCGCGCTGATGTGGGCGCTCTTGGCGGTCCAGAATACCTGTTCCCGATAGGCTTTCTTTGCCCGTGCCTTAGCCATGTGATGCGGGCGCGCGTTGGGGTGCAGCTCGCGCGGCGGCAAAGGCAGCTCGATGCTGTTGGAGGGCTTGGGATCAAGCACCGACGCGGCTCCGTTTTAGCTGGGCAGCGCGGTTCTTCGCGAAAAGCTTGACCTCAAAGCTCTCGCGCTTGGCCTTGACGATCCGGGCCAGCTTGCGTTGGGCGAGCCATTGTTTGAGGGTCATGCGGCCAACTCCTCCGGCAGAAGCCAGCGGCCCGATTCATGGCGGGTTGGCTGCCCGTTGGCTTTCCGCGAACCCAAAGCCTCCATCCACGCGTGCATGTACGGACCGGACGAATAGCGATAAGCAAACGGCAGTCTGTCGACTGGAACGCCGTTATGCTCGGCAATGATGGCTTGCCCCGCCGGCGACAGCTTGTGGAGCCAGGCTTTCGACGTGAAGCCGACCGCGCGGAACGGACAGGGTGGGCCTTGGATTTCCTCGATCATGCCGCCCTCGTCCATTCGCGAGGATCGAAGCCCTTGCTTTCAGCCTTGGCGATAAGATCCTGAGTGGTGAGGCGGGTGCGGCCGCAGATCCATTCATCCTTGGACGCCTTGGGGTCGGCGACGCTGGCGTTGTAGACCGGCATCCACTTGCGGAGATATTGAGCGGCCCGGCCAACGAGGCTGGTGTCGATATTCTGGACGAGGATCGCCTTCTGTGTGGTCGGGTTCCACTTGCGGCGAGGGTTCTGCCGCTTCGGGCCCAACGGATAAACCCCCGACTCTCGAACCCATCGGGCGATGGTAGTCTCGCCTACGCCATAGACCGTCTGCAATTCAGAGCGGGTCGTACAGGAGCATCGCTCCGCCCAATCTGCGGGGACGCGCCGAGGACCCTCAGCTCGCATGGGCTGGATGCCAGTCTCGCGCGCCCACCGCTCGATAGCGTCAAAGCTTGTGCCGTAATGCTTGCGCAGCCCGATGCAGTACATGGTCGGCGCGACCTGCGCCCAGTCATCAGGCACCGCTCGAAGCGTGGGCATCTTTCGCGGAGACATCGCTTTCGTCAGCAGGCCCATGTGCTGGCGCTTGCTGATGACCGCAGATTGGGCGCGCCCAAGAGCTTCGGCTATGAAAGCGTCCGATCGCCCTTGGTCTACCGCGCGAATGAGATAGGCGGTTTCTTCTGGAGACCAGTTCTTGCGCTCAACGGACATAGCCCCTCCTATGGCCTCGGATTTCACGCAACGTCCTGCGCGTTGTGGGCGCGCCCAATC